GGCGTCGTCGTGGTCGGCGGCGCGGCGGCGGTCATCGAGGCCGGGGACATCGTCGTCGCCTCCGGAGCGGTCGCGATCAGCGGCGACGCCGCGTTGCGCGAAGCACCGGATCGCCTCGAGTCCGAGGGCATCGCGGCGAGCATCATCGGCGCGGCGAGTCTTCGGGAGCGCTCGGACACGCTGGTCGCCGCGGCGGTCCACGGCTTCCCGATCAAGATCACGGATTCGGACCGCAGGCGCAGCGGCCCTAGCGGGGCGGACGCGAAGAAGGCGCGCATCACGGCGGCGAACGCGCGCAGGGCTTCCATAACATCGAGCGAGGAACCATGAGCGGGATCACGTTATATGCGCAGGACCAGATCGTGCGGCTCTCCGCGCTCTTCGAGGACTCCGCGGGCGTGGACGTCGACCCGGCGACGGTGCAGTTGACGGTGACCTCGCCCTCCGGGATCACCACGGTCTACACCTTCGGCGGGTCCCCGGATACGGTGACGAAGGACTCCGTCGGCAACTACCACGTCGACGTCACGGCGAACGAGAGCGGTGACTGGTTCACGCAGTGGGCGAGCACGGGCGAGGGCGCCGGGGTGGAGGAGGGGCAGTTCATGGTTCAACCCTCAAGGTTCTGACCATGCAAGCCGGAAAACTCGACCGACGCCTGATGATCAAGACGCCGACGTTCACGCGCGACGCGCACGGCGGGCGCGTGACGACCTTCGCCACGCTCGCCACGGTAGATGGGGGTGTCCTCTCGGTCGCTGGTTCCCGTTTATTCGAGGCGGCGCAGTTCATCGACGGCGCGCAGGTCAGGTTTCAAATCCGCTACCGTTCGGACTTTGACAAGTCGGCGTTGATCACCTTTGATGGAAGGGACTACCAAGTGCTCCGCATCGACGAGATCGGGCGGCGGCGCGGCCTTTTTGTTTGGGCGAAGCTGCCGTGAGCGAGGCGTTCAAGGTAACGGTCCATGGTCTGAAGGAGTTCGAGAATAACCTGCGCGTGTTGCGCGAGGCGTTCGGCGTCAAGACGGGCGGGATCATCAACCGCGGGCTGATGGCCGGCGCCATGGTCATCCGGGACGAGGCGCGACGCTTGGCGCCGGTTCTGAAGGACGCGAGCGGAAAGTCCTACCGGGCGTTCAAGGCGCGGGAAAAGCACCGCGCTGGCGTGGCGCTGAGCACCGCAGCGAATCAACGGGTGCCCGGCAACATCAAGCACAACATCATCGCGCACTACGTGAAGAAGATGCCGCTCACGGTCTGGGTGCGTGTGAGGACGAAGACCTACATCTTCGCGGCACGCAAGAACACTAGGGTTCCGGGCCGTTGGGGCGTCAGGGGCGGGGCGGACCCGAGCAACCTCGTCGGAAATCCGAACTACTGGTGGCTCGTCGAGTTCGGCACCTCGCGGGTGCGCGCCCGACCGTTCTTGCGTCCTGCGTTCGACAACAAGCGCGGCGAGGCCGTGGCGGCGTTCCGCGCCTACATGAAGAGGGCGATCGACGAGCAGTTCAACCGCAACCTGAAGATCGCCGCCTGAGATGGTCGAGACCGAGATCATCACCGCCCTGAGCGGCGGATCGCCAACGCTCGTGGGGGACCGGATATTCGCCCATGTTCTGCCGGACGGCGTGGCGATGCCTGCGGTGACCTTCGTGCGCGCGAGCACCACCGCGCAGAACCACCTCGGCGGGCACGGCGGGTTGGATCTCGTGCGCGTGCAGATCGACTCTTGGGCGACGACCTACGACGAGGCCAAGAGCGTCGCGGCCGAGGTCAGGCAGAGGATGCAAGCGGCGGGCTTCAAAGGCTTGATGACGAACGAGTGGGACGACTTCGAGCCCGACACCGAGCGGTATCGGGTTTCGACCGACTACATGGTCTGGCAGCGTAGCTAGGCCGAGACGAATCCCCCGCGTGAGCGGGGTTTTTTTGGAGACATACCATGAGCGCAAGCGCACTAGAAAGCCAAGGAATACTGATCCAGATCGAGAGCAGGGCCAGCCCCCAAGTGTACGAGACCATCCCAAATTGCAAGGACGTGTCCTTCCGCACGGGCTCGGCGTCGGTCATAGATGTGACCGATTTGGCGAGCACCGCGAAGGAGAAGCGCATGGGGTTGCAGGATGAGGGGCAGTTGACCTTCACGTTGCAATTCGTGCCTGGGAACCTCCTGCACGCGGAACTGGTGCTGGCGAAGGGCGACCGCGCGTCGCGGGCGTTCAAAGTGATACTGACGGACTCGCCGCAGACCACGTATTGGTTCCGCGGGTTCGTGCTCTCGGTTCCGATCACGGGCTCGGTCGACAACGTGGTCGAGTCCGCGGTCGTCGTGGAGATCACGGGCCTCGTCACCTCGAGCTGATGTCGCGCGCGTCAAGTTTCCAGGCGCTCTGGACGCGCAGGCGTCGCATCATGCGCTCGATGCGGGCGCGCGGCGTCTCGGAGCAGGACCTGGCGTTGCAATTCGGGCTCCCGCTGGAGCGGGTCAGGCGTATCGTAGAATCGAAGTTAGAGCAATCAACCAGGAGGTGACATGACGATTCCGTCGCGGGAAGCGATCCTTTCCGCAAACAGCATCAAGAACGAGAAGGTGAAGGTCCCGGAGCTTGGACCGGACGTCGAGATGATCGTGTCGACGATGACCGGAACGATGCGCGATGCGTGGGAGATGTCCCTCATCGGGGACGGCAAGACCTACAACATGGCGAACGCCTCGGCGCGGCTGCTGACCTACTGCATCGTGAACGAGAAGGGCGACCGCGTGTTCAAGGACGGCGACGCCGACGAGCTCGGGAAGCTGTCGTCGAAGATCATCTTCCGGCTGACGCGCGTCGCCCGGAAGTTGAACGCCCTCACCGACGCAGACCTGGAGGTCGCCAAGGGAAACTGAGGCGCCGGCCGCAGCGCCGATACTATTTTCACCTCGCGGAGAGGCTCGGCATGACGGTCGGCTCGTTGTTGCGGGAAATCGACAGCGCGGAGATCACGGAGTGGATGGCCGAGGACACGCTGCGCCGCGAGGACGCTAAGCCCAAGCCGCAAACCAGACAGGAGGCAAAGTTCGTGCTCGACTCCCTAAAAGTGCAGAAGCGTAAAGGTCGCTGATGGCCCTCGCCAATCTGGTCGTCAACCTGACGGCCGACACCGTGACCTTCCAGCGCGACATCGGGAAGGCGGCGCAGCTCGCGTCGCGCGAGATCAGGAGCATCGGCGACGCCGCGGCGACAACGGCGAAGATGCTCGCCCTGATGTTCACGGGCGCCGTTTCCGGGGCCGCGTTCCTGACGAAGCAGGCGATCAACAACGCCGAGGCGATGCACGACATGTCGCAGGCCGCGGGGGTGAGCGTCGAGGCGCTCTCGGCGCTGGCCTACGCGGCGTCGTTCTCCGGGGTATCGACCGAGCAGCTCAGCACGTCGCTCAGCCGGTTGAACCGCAACCTCATGGACGCCGCCGCCGGGACCGGCGAGGCGTTGAAGGCGTTCAACGCACTTGGGATCAACGTGCGGGACGCGGACGGGAACCTGAAGAGCGCGGACGCCGTGCTGCGCGAAGTGGCGATCAAGTTCTCCCAGATGGAGGACGGGGCCGGCAAATCCGCCCTGGCGATACAGCTCTTCGGGCGAGCGGGCGCGCAGATGATTCCGGTGCTGAACCAAGGCGCCTCAGGGCTCGCGGCGATGCGGTTCGAGGCAGAACAATTCGGGCAAATCATCTCCACGGAGGTCGCCGCGGCGGCCGACAACCTGAACGACAACATCGACAAACTCGTAAAGCTCAAGAACTCGCTCGGCAACGCGATCATGGTCGCGGTGATGCCGGCGATGAACTCGTTCGTCGCTGCGTTAGTCCAGGGGGCGAAAGAGGGCGACAAGTTCAAGACCACGGGTGAGAGCATCGCGGTTATGTTTTCCTGGGTTGCCAAGGCCGGACTTGGCGCGGTGGCTACGGTCGAGATACTCGGGAATGTATTGGGCGCTTGGCTCGCCATGATGGATCGAGCGGCGCATCTCGACATCGCCGGGGTGTTTGAGATCAAGAAGGACATCGGGGCACAGGTCGATGCCATAGCGCAGAAGTACGCAAACCTAGTGAAGGCGCTCGACATCAGCAAGCCGATGATAGAAGAAACGGTCGACAACTGGGATCGGTTGGGCAATCTTGGAAAGGGGAAGGCGCCGGAACTCATCAACAAGGAACAGCTGAACGAACAGCTCGCGAACATCCGCGGCTTCGTTGATCAATACGACGCCGCGATCAAGACGCAGGTCGTGCTCATAAAAGAGGCCGAGGCGCAGGGCCGGATCACCAGAATAGAAGCCATCGCCGCTACTGCAGCCACAGAAGATGCGCGTCTTCAGGTCTTGCGCTGGGGGCAGTTGCAGGAAGCAGATATATACAAGAAACAAGGCGAACTCGCCAAGACGCGGACCGCAAACATTAAGGCCGAAGGAGCTGAGGCGCAACGCATTGCGACTGAGATCATTAGCCGGGCTCAGATTTCTAGTTTCGAAGCGATGGAGCAGGAGAAGGCCGCGAAGAAGGCGGAGGCGTTCAACCGGGAGCTCGCCCAGACGGTGGCGAACATCCAACTCCAGGCGCTCACGGAACAGGAACTCTCGGCGATCAACCTCGAGGCCAAGCAGGAGCAGCTCAACGCGGCGCTCGAGAACAAGATGATCTCGGAGGAGGAACATCGACGGCTGATCGAGGAGCTGGAGCTCCAGCACCAGGCGAAATTAGGTGACATCATGGCGCAGGGCATTCTAGCTCGCAGGCGATTCGAGCAGATGAATCTGACGCAACAAGCCCAGACGCTCGTCGGGCATCTCGCGGGCCTCACGGCGAGCGTGGCGCAACACAATCGGACAATGTTCAATATCAATAAGGTCGCCGGCATTGCCCAAGCATTAGTGAACGCCTACGTCGGGATTTCCAAGACCCTGGCCTCATATCCATTCCCGTGGAACATCGCCATGGCGGCGGCGCATGCAGCCGTAGCTTTCGCGCAGGTCAACGCGATTCGTTCAACATCTTTCCAAGGCGGCGGTGGCGGCACCGCGCCATCTCTTGCGGGAGGAACGCCAGCAACCCCCGTGACCCCGGTGACCGTGCCGGAACTTGGCGGAGCTACCGCTCAGCAAGGAGCGATGCCAGTGAGGGAGGTCAACATCTACGTCCAAGGCCGATCTATCACGCGGGAGCAACTTGAGGAAATCGCCGATGGTTTGAACGAATTGGGCGATGACGGCTTCCCGGTTCGATTTAAGGTGACGGCCGTGTCATGACGACCATAACCCATGAAACCATCATTGATGAGGCTTCGCTCTCAGACGCTTTGAAGCCGCGCATCGGCCACGAGAATCTGTTCCGGGATGGCACGGTCAGCGCGTCGACCGAGGCCCTTAACGGCGCGGTGGCGCAAGCATATGATGGCCTCACCTACGACGCTTGGGTGAGCACTGGAGGGGCGACCGAATGGGTGCGGGTGCAAGTCGCGGGATCTCCGACCCCGAGCGCGGATTACATGGCGGTTGCGGCGCACACGCTCTCGGGCTGCACGCTGACGCCGCAATCGTCCAATGACGGCTCCTCGTGGTCCGATCTCGCCAGCGCGTTCACGGCGGTTAACGACCGGCCCATCGTCTGGGAATTCGCCGCGACCCAGGCTAACTATTTTCGGCTCTCGATCACGAACGCTCCAGGGGCGGTGAGCATCGGCGCGATACACGCGGGATTAAAGTTGACGATGGAGCGCGGCCTCGCGATTGGATTCGAGCCCCCCTCGTTGAACGAGGACGTAACCTTCACCAATGCGATGAGCGAGGGTGGCCAGATCCTGGGGCGCGCGATCGTGCGCCGCGGCGTCGAGACGGACATCGCGGCGAACAATGTCACTTGGCTTTGGGCGCGCGACGATTGGCGCGCGTTTCTTGATGCGGCGAATCTCTACGCCTGCTTTTTTTGGTGGGTGAACGAGGGACGCGGTGAGATCGTCTATGGTGGCGTGGACGACCCGAAGGCGGCGTTCGTCGACCACGAGTTGTTGCGCGTCAGCTTCGAGATCAAGGGGATAAACCGCTGATGTCTTGGGACGCCGAGCGTTCGAGGTCCGGAAAGCAGCCGTTTCAATACGTCGAGATCGAGCTCGACCGATGCAGCCGAATCTATGGCGACGCGTTCACCTCCCCGCCAGGTTCTCCTCTGGTCGGCTGCCAAGCCCAGGTCGGCGTGACGGGCGCGGACAAGTGCTACAATTCCTGGGAGACATGCCAGGACGAAACTAATTTTAATCCGTTGAGTTTCTGGGTCCGGTTCTGCGAACAGACATCGGACGCACCGCGATCGTTCAACTTCGACGTGGCGAGTCCGAGCGATGAAGGTCTTGCGGTGTTCCTGCCATTGTTAAGGCGAGTGCAATATTCGCCCGGACTTCCGGAACCTGGGGAATCGCTGGGCCAGAGATCACAGCTGAAGGTCGAATTCTCCGACGCGCCGCATCACGACATCGGGATCGACAAATACGTCACGGAGCGCGCGTTCGACCCGATGACGCGGGGGATGTTCTTCCGCAAGTTGAAGGCCCGATGGCCGCACTACATCGGACGCCGGCTGCGTTGGTATCAGGGCTACATAAGGCAGGAACGCACGGGTTATCTTTCCCTCCCCGGCACCGCCGGCAACTTCGCCAGCACGCCGGACAGTCCGGCGGTGTCGATCATTGCAGACATTGACGTTAGGGCGAAGGCGGCGCTGGATGATTGGACCCCGGCGGTATTTCAAGTCTTCATATCCAAAGATGATGTTTCTGGCGCAAATCGGGAATGGCAGTTAGGGGTAAAGTCGGACGGCGCATTCCAATTTACCTGGTGGGATTCCGGCGGGACGCTTCGACAAGTTGCATCATCGGTTGCGAATGGCATCAGTGATGGAACAGTTAAACATGTCAGAGCAACACTTGATGTTGACAATGGCGCCGGTGGACATACGGTTCAATTCTTATTAAGCGATGATGGCTTATCATGGACTCAGTTAGGAACGGATCAAAATGCTGGCGCCTTTACAACGTCTATCAGAGATCAAGGTTCCCTTGTCAGAGTAGGTGGCGTAGGCGACAGTAGTTTCGCTGCGGGGAAGTTCTACTACGCCGAACTCCGCAACGGCATCGACGGATCGGTGGTGGCGGCGTTCGATCCGGGCCGTGCAAGCACTGGCGCCAGGGAATTCATGGCGGAAACAGGCGAAATCTGGACAGTAAACCAATCCGGCAGCCCGTTCGCGGAATTGATCGCCTGGGAGCGACCCGCCGCGACCATCAACGATTTCCGGATGCGTGAATACGTGATGGAGCGCTTCGAGGGTCCGGGCGCAGATGGGCGCGTGGCCATCGTAGCGAAGGACGTCTTGAAACTCCTCGACGATGACCGTGCGCAGGCTCCAATGAAAAGCAAGGGAGAACTCGTCAACGCCATGCTGGCGAGCGAGAGTCCAGATGCCGCAAACATCGATGTCTCGACTTCTGAATTAACCGAATACGACTTAACAGGATCACCCTCCATCGGATATGTGAGAATCGGGGGCGAGGTCATCACTTACACCGGAACCGCAGTGCAGAGTGCGACGGTGGTGAGATTGACCGGCGTGACGCGCGCGGCGCCTTCCCCTTACACGACCGAAATGAAGCAGCACGATGCTGGCGATGCAGTTCAATTGTGCGTTTACTTCGTAGGTACCATCCCGGAAGTCGTCAGGGAATTGATGGTGACCTACGGCAATATCAGCTCTGCGTTCATCCCATTCACGGACTGGGAAACCGAGGCAACGACTTGGCTGGCGAGCGACAATATCTCTAGGTTGGTCACGGAGCCGCAGGGTCTCAAAAGCCTGATCGACGAGATCATCCAGGAGACGCTTACTTGGGGCTTCTGGTTTGACGAGGTGGAGCAGGAGATCAAGTTCCGCGCCGTAAGGCCCGCGGACATCGGCGACACGGTGGTTGATCTTTCTGACGATGCCAACATCGTGGCCGATTCCGTAAAATTGACCGATGATCCGAACCGGGTAATCAACGAGGTTCAGATGCTTTACGGGCAAATCGACCCGACGAAACGCAAGGACGAACTCGACAACTACCGCAAGGGGTTGCTGGTTGCGGACGCAGATTCGCAGTCCACGAACGAGATCGGCCAGAGGAGAATCAAGCGGGTATTCTCGCGTTGGAACTCAACGGCAAGCGAATCCGTCGTGTTACGCTACGCGGAGAGAACGCTCGCCTCGCGGTCCCGTAACCTAGCCACGATCGAGTTTAAGGTGGACCGCAAGGACGAGGACATCGGTACCGCGCAGTTCGCGGACCTCCAGACACTTTACTTGATCGACCAGTTCGGGTTGCCCGTGACGACGCGAATGCAGATCATGCGCGTGGATTCCGCCGAAGAACAAGTAACTTACCGCGCGCGCGAGGACTTCTTCGGGGCCGCCTTGTTCGCGCGTTGGGCTCCGGCCGCTCTTGAGGGCCTATTTTGGGGCGACGCAACCGCGGCGCAGCGCGAGCAATACCTGTTCTGGGCAGACTCCAATGGCGACCTCGGGAGTCTGGAAAGTCCTGCGAATCCAACCGACGGCAAAACATGGGCGTGACATATGACTAGCTTCGTGACCCTTACGGCGACCAACTTGGGTGTTGACCGCGTGGCGACCTCGCCGACGGCTTTCGCGCTCTACGAGAACCTGCTGGCGGTTCTTCAGAAGGATGCAACGGCCGTGGCCGCAGGCGCGGTGCTCGCGAACAGCTACGTCGTGACCGCGATGATCGCGGACCTCAACGTCACGCAGGGCAAACTCGCGAACGCGGCGGTCGGTCAGGCGCAACTCAAGACCACGACCGGGGATGTCACTACAAATGGTTCTTCCAACTTGACGTTGCCTGGTGGCGAATATGGATTCTATCCAACGATACAAAGCGATCAAGGAGGTATTATTGCTTATTGGGGTGCCGACGCTGCTGGCCTCGGGATCGCAACTGCGAGCCAAACCGGCACCGGTTTGATCGCAAGTGCTTGGCTATCATCGCAAAGTCCTAGCTGGAACGCTCGCATGCGCCAGCGTTACGTTCAGGCATCACCACCTTATGATCTGGGGAATGGCGAAGTTCCGCTGTTCGTGTTCGCGCTGGTTGATAACGCAACTGGGGCGATACTGGCGACTTACGCCGCACCAGATCCGCCGTGGGCGAACAATGGCCCGACGTTCATCAGACCGGAGTTCATGGACGCGCAGGGGAAGGGCTTCCGCCGGCGCAAGGTGATGCCGTTCACATGGCAGGAAGCAAAGAACGATCCGGTGAAGCGCGCGCAATTCGCAGATCAACTCGCCAACGCGCCGCTGGAACTCTACGAGATCACCCAGGCAGTGAAGCAGGCCGACATGCCGCTCATCCCGCACCCGTTCCAGGGCAATGATTTGACCGGCAAGACAGTTGTGCTGATCGACCCCGTATCCAGAATCTGCGAGGGGCTGCTGCGGATGCACGAAGAATTCTCCAGCGCTCCAGAATCGGTGGCCGAGCTGCTCCACGGTGACTACCTGCGCCTCGGCAACACGCCGCTACCACGCTCCGCGCCGCCGGGCGTGATCGCCGTCTCAGCAAATTGGAAGCCGACATGAAGCTATTACTCCTCGCATTAGCTGCCTATCTCATGATGTTCGCGTCATGGGTGTTATATCTCGCCGTGATGGCACTGAAGCCGCACCGCCGCGAGATGGGCATCGTGGCGAAGATTCACGCTTACGCGCTGCTCGTGATCGGTCTTGTGGTTGATCTCGTGCTGACGGTTGTGATCGGCAGCGCGCTGTTTCTATCCTGGCCGCGCGAGGCAACGCTCACCGGGCGCCTGAAACGCCATAAAGCGGAGGGTGGGTGGCGCGGCAAGGTTGCGGCTTGGATTTGCGATAGACTGCTTAATCAATTCGATCCTGACGGAAAACACTGTTGAGGAGTCATCATGGGCGATAAATTAAAGCGACTCGAAGCATTGGCGGAGCTCCAGGCGGACGGGCTGCTCACGCGCGTCGTGGCCTGGCGCCGCACGGCGGTGATCGTGAGCGTGGTGCTGTTCCTGACCCACCTCGCGGCCTACGTCGCGGGGAGGCTCGGTTGATCAACGGCGGATGGTTCTCACATCTGTGGGACGAAACGCGGCAGCACTGGCAGAACTCGCTCGCGGCGGGCGCGGTTATCCGTCAAGCCCTGCCCTTGCAGGAGTGGATCAAGATCGCGGTCGTCGCC